CATCACCGTTCTGGTGCTGGTAACATCGCCAAGATGCATAATAGCATCATTTAATGTAGAGGTTGTAGAATTGACGGTAGTAGTTGTACCATCAACTTGCAGATCTCCCTTAATAATAACAATACCTTCATTACTTAATCCATCGGGATATGGATCAATGAAAATAGTATTATTGCTACCTGGAGTAGTTGAAATGATATTATCTTCAATTCTTACTTTACCAAGTAAAGATTGACCTGTTACCGCAATGGAGGTATTGTAAGTCCATGGGGCACCAGTTACTTCAACACGATTTGTACCATTTTCATCATATTCAATTTTTGCATCGTCATCATCACCAAAGGTGAGAAATGTATCATCAGGTATTAAAATTTCACCAGAACCATGAGGATCTAATTTGATGTCCCCATCAGTATTGGTTGATGAAATTACATTTCCATCAATTCTAAGATTATCTACGTTCCACTGGTCTACCTTGAGCGATTCTGCTCCACCCAAACCAGAGTTAGTTGCTGGTGCCATAATGGCAACAACACCTTTGTTTTGGTTTCTAGTATTATGAGACGCTGCTGGAATATTTCCAGGCTCGTGCTCCATCATTGAAGTGTAATAATAACCACCAACTGGATTAGCGTTGGTACCATCATCACCAAGGAACACTCTGTCCTTGTATTGGTTCGTTCCCCCGTAACTACCAATACCAGTTACGTATCCGAGTTCACCCCATTGTAAACTGGCTGGTTTGCTAGTACCTGAGGATCTTTTAATCCTAATAATACTTGCCATGTCAGAAATTTCCTCCGTTGATGTCTAAATTCTGCGTTGCGCCTGGCGTGAGCTCCAAAGTTGCTTCCCACTTTTTAATAGCACTGTTATAGACCAGTACCATACCATTCTGCAAGTTAGAAGCACTAACATCACTGAGTTCCGCCAAAGAGAGACCCTGGGCACCTGCAAGAGAAGATATAACTTTTACTGCTGGTTGTTGACCTACTCTGACTTTAATTTCAGCCATTTATATACAGTTCAGGATGTAAGAATATTTATATTCCTTCAAGTCCTAATACAGAAACCACTTCTTGTTGCTTCAAATAAAGTTTTGCGTAAGACTTTGCAATGTCTTTTAGCATAGCAACAGAATCACATCCATCAATTTCATTTGCTAATTTTTGATAAGCAAATTGTTTAGAAAGTGATTCAAGTTTGATGTCATCTGGATCCATTAGTAATCTCCTTCAGTAAAGATTTAATTTCTTCAATATCCTTCTTAAGTGTATCAAGTTCTTCTCGTTCTGTCTGCCTCCGATGTTTCATTTTCATATATTCAGCATAACCAGCACTATCAGTATTAATAATAGCATTGGTGTTATTGTCTCTATAAAGGTTTGGTTCACCTTTAACACGAGTTAGATCTTCTTGTTCCATATTATGCAAGTGCGATAGCTCTAAAGTCTCTCAATTTAACAGGAGTACATTCATTGGTTGTTGACATAACAATTTTAATTGAAAAAGCAGTATACTGCTCTAAGTCACTAACAGAGAATTGATATTCAGAATATCCATCGTCACCATCATCTGGATCAACTTTAGCATCTGGTCTTCCACTATTCTTATCTGGATCAATTACTCTATCACCAAATCCATCTCCGTCATCATCAATTAAGTTATCATATCCTGGGAACGGAACAAAACTTGGTTCAACACCACTAGAATCTGCTCTTTCAAGCTTATAGAAAACTCTAAAATCTGCAGATTCTGGTCTATGTGCAGCAATGTAAACTTTCAGACTAGTTGCTGGATTTGCAAGTGAAATTGCTTTAGTTACAAATACTGCTCCATGAGGATCATTATTATTTGCATTACTTCTAGGGTCATTGACATAATCACCAATCGGGTTATTCACTTTGTTTCTGCCAATAACAAATCCTGCATTCTGCAAGTCTAATACTGGAGACAGATTTTCATCAGCCGATTCCATATCAACTCTTAAAGTTAAAGATCTCTTGCGTGGAATACCTTGTAGTCTTTCAAGTTCATTAACTCTAGATGCAATTAATCTTGGTGTAGGGAACTTTGTTCTCTTATTCAAAACAACAGGTTCAAATCCTTGATCGATGAATGAAACTTCATTTCCTCCTGCACTAGTTCCAGAAATTGTTCTAATATTAGCTTCTACTTTAGTGCCTTTACCTGGAGTAATAACATTGAATTCAGGTTTGATCATAGTATATTGATAATTCTGAGAAATACCAATATCTTTTCCACCAAATCCCTTTTTAGATGCAAAGTTTAACATTGAATTGCCAGTATCTCTAGCAGTTGGGAATAGTGTAGATCTATCAAATTCCAGATAATAATAATCAAGATTTGAATTATCATCAGAATGATATGTTGATGGGATATCATGAGTAGTATTAATTCTCATGAGAGAAACACCATTTACTTCATAAGACTGGATAGAAGTATTGCCGGAATGGGTGGTTTTAGTCGATCCATTTAAACCTCTATCTGAAATTGTAAGAGTTCCTGCATTTCCAGCACCAGCAGTTACTGCACTATATGCAACAACTTCTTCATCAATAAGAGCATATCCAGAACCAGAAGTAGAACCTTCATAAGTTGCAAATACTCTTCTATCTTCAACAGAAACTGTAGTATCATTTATACCAAACTCTGCTGTAGTAACAGTTGTTTGAGTATCTGGTTTTACATCTTCAATTATAATTTTATTGTTTCCACCATGATGGGCATGATTTCTTTGTTTAATTCTGAAAACATTTCCAGTAAAATTATTATCTACTATAGAAGATGTACCATTTACATTTGCACCAGAATCTGCAGTTGTAGTTGGATTATTAACTGGATCAGTATAATAATAAATGTCTTCAGTATTAGTGAAGTTTTCACCCTGAACATTGGTTAGATAGAGTGAATCAGCAGAAGCAGTGAGACTTGTAACTGTGATTTTTGCTCCAGAACCACCTGCACCACCAGTACCGCCCATGTCTGCGGTTGTAATTCCTAGTGGTTCATTGCTAATGTAACCACTTCCTCCATTAGTAATATTAACAGATGAAATAGCACCATCAGCATTAGTGATGATAGTTGCCTCAGCACCCTCACCCTTTCCTGTTAAAGAAAATAAACTAACACCTGTTGAAGTTGTAGATGGTTTATAATCAGTTCCACTACTTGCGATAGAAACCGCTGCTGTACCGGTACTAATTGGAGCACCTATTTTCTCAACATAACCATTAATTCCAGCATTACCAGTTCCCTGAGTAACTCTAGTTCCTAGAGTCACAGCGGCATTGAGAGTACCACTAATAGGTAATTTTAGTTTTCTTGGATACGATTCAATTGGATTAGCATTCAATGCTTGTGCATTATCACCTTTTGGTGTAATGTCACTATTATAAAATTGAACATTACCAGATGTTTTGAATTTTGCTTTATAAAGTGTGAATGTCAAATCTTGAAGTTGACTTGGAGTCCAAATTGTACCATTTTGGGACTTAAAGAGAGAACCACCAATGTACTGTTTAGTTACAACTACATTCTTAACATTAGGTAATTGTGATGAGTTTACAGTCTTTTTATTCATTTCTGCCGTCCACATCTCATATCGATCAGATGCAGGGGACAAGATAACGATTGCATATTCAGTATCTGGTTCCAAATAAACCGGTGAGCTAAATTTAACATTTGTTGCTACTGGAGTTGTTGGATCATCCGAAATATTGATTTGATTTGGATTTAGTGCAATTTGAGTATAATCTTGAACTAAGAATGAAGTTGGTGTTCCAAGCTCCATAGTTCTAAGTTCAACAAAGACTTTTGATTTGGGATCTTTACGAGCAAAGTATAAATCGAAAGAAGTTAAGAATGCACCTCTTTCATCAACAGTAAATGATTGTGCAAGAGGGTCTCTATGTGCTGCTTTAACTTTAACATCAACATCAACTATAGTCCTTTTTCTCTGTGGTTTGGGTGGATTCCTAACAGAAACTTTAGATGTTTCTTGTGTTAAAATTGTTCCACTACCACTGTAAGTACCAATTGCTGATGAATCATATCTAGTAGATCCAGGTACTGCTGTCTTAGATGGTGGCAATGCAGTAATCTTTACAGTTTTTGTACCAGACTTAACTCTGGTTTTTGGTGTTGGTGTTGAATTTGGATCTCTAATAAAGAAGGCTCCAATAACGTCTCCCCAGTTATCAGATATCAATCTAACATCAGTAATTTCTGCTACAGCACCGGTTGTTTCTCCAGTAACTTTAAATCCTTTTTTAACAAAACCATAGAATTTTTGCCTTTCAGCAAGTTTATTGATAGCAATATTCATCAACGTTGAAGTTGGTGAATATCCTTTTCCTGGTGTAGGAGCCTTTTTATTGAAAGGATTAATCTGATATGTTTCAGCATATACTGATGGATCACCTAAACCTGCGGCAATTTCTGGACTATTTCTTGTGCCAGATTTATGGTGCGGTCTTTGGAGTGGCATATAACCAACTCTTTTACCGTTCTTGTTGTGTATAATAATATTTTCATTATGATCAAAAGTTCCAGATTTCATTTGGATTTGAAATAGTTTTGGAACTATATCAACTTGCTGACTGTCAAGATAGAAATAGTGTCTTTGATTTGGTCTCAGACCGTTTCCATAGAATGCAACATTCCTTGAACGCATCCAAGGATCTGCTTCACCCGATACTTTTACATCCTCTACATAATCAAATTCTCTAGAAGGTCCTTTAAGTTTTGGTTTGAATTTTGTAGTTGTTGTAATTCTTGTGGTAGTGACTGTTTTCTTAATTTTCTCACCTCTACCACCACCTTTGTCATATTTTTTAATTTTTGTCGTTCTATCAACATCTTTAGTAACTGTTGCCTCTTGTTTCCATTTGGCACCGGTGGATTCTGTTCTATGATCATTAACATAAATTGTCCTGACCCAGTTATCAGAAGCTGGATTAAGAATAATACCACCAACAAAAACTAAGACATTAAATGGATTCACATTTTCAGCTTTTGTTGCATGTGGTTGATTAATCCACTTCTTTTCTTTATACTTAAGTGTAATAAGATCGCCAGTTTTTTGGCATCCACTTCCAGGTGGAAGATCCAAATCTTGGCTTAAATCTGCAGTATCTGCATCAATATTTGGATGCAATTTCAATTCTGCATCCATAGACCAAAGATCCATAGGTACTACTAAAGTACCAGTTCCTTTTCGAATATCTACAGTAGACAAACGTGTATCCATGATCGACTTATTTCTAAAGTCGCTAACAATGAATCCACTCTTAAATCTATTAAAACCATTTGCATCTGTAACATTTGTTGTCTTGGCAGACAATTCAAGCATAGTGAGACTTGTAACATCTTCAAGATTTTCAATTCTATCTTCAAGTTTGCCAATATCACGCATCGTGAATCGTCTATTATCACGAAGTATAACTCTAGGATCTCTTGTTGGATTATAAAGATATGCTGGTATTTCTACCTGAGCTAATTCCATTGAATCATCAGAAAGCACTGGTGCCTCTGCATCCTCTGAAGGTACACCTTGAATTACTTCAATCTCTCCTAATTTGTTGATTGTAACTAGATCAGTTCTTGGAAGATAATAATTATATCCAATAGAAGAAGATTCTCCTGGAGAAATTACATACTTATACTCATATTCAAACTCTCTATTTTCAAAAGCAAAAGGAGACTTGGTTTCATATCCAGTAACATCAGTCCAAGGTTTAACTCTTGGTCTAAAGTCAAGTAAATCACTAGCACGGATACCATTCGGAGTGAATGGCATATCACCTCTAAATCTATCTGCTGTATATGAGTTTGCAGTGAAGATGTCTCCACCATTTCCTGCACCAATATTATAATGATCAAATATAATTTTTAATTTACGATCTGGAGTTGGACTTCCTTCTCTTCTTTCAATTCTAGAATAATCGCAATATTGGTATTTTTGAGCTCCAACAAGACGATAATTTGCAGTTATATCCAAGTAAGTGCCAGGATTAACTTGTTGAATAACTGCCTCAACAGAAGAATCTTTAAAGGTTACATTTTCACCAACAGTAAATGTGTCATCATTTAATGGAACATAATCAACTGTTGTTGATGTCCTTGAAACAACTTGTCCAATAGCTCTACTATCATTACCAAGTATTTTTTCACCAACAATAACACTTTGATCAAGTGCCAATCCTGTTGAGAAGGTTAATTTATCTAATACTGGTGCATTATTAGTTGTTGATTCATAAACTGCACGCACCTTAATTACATCAGGAACATTTAATGAAATTTCTTCATCTTCAACTCTAGTTCCATAATAGAGACTAGTAGAAAGTCCAGTTGCTGTTGCAATACCAGAAGTTCTTACAATATCAAGTGTCGAAGATTTTACAAATTCTTTTGTTTTATTGGTAATTCCCTCTTTTTTGAGTGTTACATTAAATGTAAAGTTACTACCATTAGCTATATTTGTAAATTTAACCGTATTTGAACCAGAACCTAAGGTGAAATTACTAGCATCAATTTTAATAGGTGTTCCATTGCTATTTGTAATACTATATCTCTCTTGATCAAAAGGTTCAAAAAATGCTGTTACAATACCAGCACTAGTATCTAAGGCATCAGTAATAGAAATAGTTTTTTCATTATTACTGACTGTTTGTCCTGTAATCTGCTTAGTAATAGTGAGATTTGCTGATGATAAATCTACAGAGGCAGTATCCTTAAAAGGCATTTGAACATAAAGTCCATTTTCACCATAATTAAGAACTCTTGGAACCATTAAAGAAAATGTATGCTGTCCAGTAATTCTTGTATTACTACAAACATTAGTAACTGAAAAAGGTGCTTCTCCCAAATTAATAGTTCTTCCACCTGGATTAACACCAAGAACTACGTTGTATGTTGGATCTGTATTATTTGCAGTCTGATATTTTAAAATTGAACCTTTCTTAAGACCACCATTAACACCCTTGAAAAATCTACCAGCAACTCGTGCAGTACCAGCAGAAGCATCAACATCTAACAAATCTTTTACACCAACGTTTGCTAATGGTTGTTCATAAAGAACAGTATCAGCAACAAAGTCTGGAGCAGCACCTATTGTTGATATTGTGCTAAAATCTTGATAAACCGACTTAATATCAGATGTATCATAAACTTCAACTCTAGTAATAGAAGTTATAGTTTCATCTACTTCATTAATAATTATATCCTCACCTTTCAGGAAATTTCCTGAAGTTTGTGAAAGATATAACTTTTTCCCGTCTCTTCTACTAACATAACCTATAGCACCACTTGAGAGACCTCTAATTCTAGAACCATCTGGTGCTCTATCCGTTGTCTCAAAGTCTGAAACTCTCACCATTGTGTATGTTTGAATATCATACAGGTAAAGATCAAAACTAGTTTGTGGACCAGCGTATTTGTCATCAGTAAGTCCAAACCAATAAACTCTTGCCTTACCTATTTCTTCACCATTACCGGAAGTTATAGTTCCGGAATTTCCCATATTATCTCTTCTTTCATTATAAAGTCCAATAACATTTGTATTTGCACCACCAATACCAATGAATGGTGTTCCACTAACATTATTAACTCTGATAAAACTTCCGAGCTTAAATGCAATTCTTTCCTTACGATTTTTTGTTGTTCTTGGTTTAGGTACATCGATAACAGTACTACCAACATGATCAACATCAAATCCCTTCACGTATGCGGTGCCTGCAGACACCCTGATGCCCATATTTTCTTCTTTAGGTACATTACCTTCATCAGTTAGTTCTTCCTCTGTGAAGAGACCTCCGTTGCCAATCTCATCATTGAGAAGATCTACAACATCAACGGTAAAATTATCTACAGCATAGTTGCCAGATTCTTCAAAAGTTCTCTTGGCAAAATATTTTTTAATTTCACTATATTGCGAAGAATTTTGAATTTTTTTAATAGCACCTTCGTCAACTTTTACCAACTCTACGAAACTAGTATCTTCGTTATCGGTAAGTAATTTCTTTGTAAGTTTTAACTTAATTCTAAGTCTATCTGCACCTGGTGCTGCAAAGTTTGTAAATCCTTTTGCATTATCATTTAATTTTGGTTCTTGATCAGAAGTTAAAATGTCTTCAACAATATCAAATCCAACTCTATATGATGGTTCATTATTATATGGATCAAGAACAATCAAAGATCTTTCAACATCTACAAAAGTTCCTCTGATGAAATATACACCAGAATCAATACCAACCGCGTATCCAGTATTAACTGCATCAATACTGTTCAGAGTAAATACACTATCTCCAGATACAATAGATGTATTTCCATAGGTAATATTGTCCTGGAGTATTAATACTTCTCCATCTTCAAAAGCAGTACCTTCTTCACCATCACCTTCAACATATTTTACAAAAAGAGTAATTTCTTCAACACCCTCTTGAGGTGGAAGTAAGTATCCGTTAACTCTTGCTCTTATATCAGTATTTTCAGAGATTATTTCTGCACCTTTACCATCATTTGCAGAAACAATAGCATCAAGATAAAGAGATACATCAATGCCCAGATGATCTCTATTTACCTTAACAGTCGTAAACTCATTATCACAGGTAATTGCACCAGGAATTACCATAGAACCTTCTTTGAAGGTATGACTACCAAAAGATTCTATTTGATTTTGAAGAATCGATTGAAGACCAGTAAGTTCTCTTGCCTGAACAGGATATCCAGGCTTGAAAAGGACTTTGTAAAAATTATCATCCTTATTAAAATCGTCGAAATAAGGATTTACGTTTAAGTTCGTCTTTTGGGGCATTTTTTAGAATTCCAGTATAATTTTTAAGTCTTCTTTTTGTCTTGGGTTTCTAGCGATACTAGATCTGTTGTCAAGATAAATTATTTCTCCTGACCCTTTATTTATTTCAGGTACCGCAATCCCATTTGTGAAATTAACACCAAGATTAATTAGTTTAGTTCCTGATGGATTTGTTGTAATTCCAGAAAATGCAGAATCAATACTTCCGGTAAAGTTAGAAACTTGACCATTGATCGTTCCACCATTAGAATTAAAACTATATGATCTTCCATTTGTGGAGATACCAGTATAATCTTGAGTATCTTGAGTAGTTTGATTTATGAATAAAGATCTATCAGTAAAATACTTAAGAACTTTAGTTTCATCATCCCAAGAAGCAACATATCCGCGTGCTTTTCCAACACTTAAAGTTTGTACAATTTCTTCACCAACTTTTGGTTTGCCGGATAATGAACTATCATCAAGTTTTAAAGAAAATAATCCACTAAAAGTATTCTCGGTGTAAATATCACTTGTTCCAACTTTAGTTGGATTTTTTACAATAGAAACTTGAGCAAAACTAGTGTCTACAGGGAAATCTTTAGTAGAATCATCAAATCTTGCATAAACCAATACCCTATCAGTTCCAAGTTCTTTGTATACATCAAATCCATGACCCTTTGAAGGTGGAATGATAGGAACTAAGTTGGCACTAGTGCCAGTTGTATTTGAATTGATTGATCCAAGATCTACAAATGCATAACTATAATCTTTACCACCAGAAACTACAGTGGTATTTGTAATTTTTCCACCTTCAACATCAACTCTAACTTTACCTCCTGTTCCATCACCAATTAAATCAAATTCTTGTCCAAGACCGTTTGCATAATTTGCACCTTCGGCAGCAATGTAAACAGTTCTAATTTGATTATCATTTAAACTAGAATCTGCAGATTCTCTGATTGATCTAATTTGAGTATCTGTCGAAGTAGACCAATCATTTGGTACAGTAATATATTCTGTAGAATCAAATTTGATAATGTCACTAGGAGTGATTGTGTAAAGATATTTCCAAATGTAACCGTCACCACTATCACCTGCACGAGAAGGTTCTAAATCTGTAAAAGTCGGTTGATCAAGAGAGACATTTCCTTTTAAATTATTTCCACTAGATCCATTTTCAATACAAATGTAGACTCTATAGTCTTCATTCATTACATAATAATTTGCATCATACAATCTAGATGCATTAGTTATTGGTGCAGGACTGTTTATATCATAATCATGTCGATACATTTCGTATCTATTACCAGCAACCCAATCAAGTTTTCTTACGATGCGTCTTACATTGGCTCCAGTAATTCTTTTGCCATATAAAACAACATCACCAGAATGAGCATTTGATGAAATGCTATCTGTAGGTGTTGGTGGGTTAGTATTCCAAGTAGTACTTCTCCCATATGCATTAATTGCTGGATTAGGAAGACCAACAGTAATATAATATGAGTTGTTTGCAGAATCAATAGAATCTACAAAATTACTGGCATTCAGAATTCTAAATTGATCAGTAACAATTGCGGACATCGTTATCTTTTTTTATATATTTATAGGAGAATGTGATATTTAATTATTGGGCGTAGAATGGTAGATAATTATCCAATTCTAAAGAAACACCGCTTTCGGGTGGTTTTCTAGATCTAACAGCACCACTCTTTTGCTCTCCAAAGTTACCTCTTCTTTGAATTGTTGGGAAACTTGATAATTCAGCGTCAACTGTAAGTCCAGTAACACCAATTCCAATTCCATCATTTCTAGTATCGAAGTTGTAAATTCTACCAAAAGAAATTCTACCCAAATTAGTACAAATTCCAGATTGACTTGGATTCCAAGCACCAGTAATAGCAATTCCAGTTACAGGACTATCTGTATGAATATTGCAAATAATTTCACCATCTTCAAGAAGTCCAGTCTTAGAATGAACTTTATATACATTATCTAAGAAAGTTGTACCAATACCAACAACTGAACTGTTGCGGTCATCTACTGAAGTAACTCCTTGACCAACAGTAGTATCATAAATCATGACTGGATATCCTACCTGAAGATCATTCGTATCTGCAGCAACATTAAAGCTACCACCTAAAATTGCATGATCTTGTAATGCAGTGAAATTAAATTTCAAAGCTAATGGATGACCGTTTGTTCCTGGGCAAGTACTAATTCCAGTAATAATTCCACTAAATCCTTGAACGTTTAGTACATTTGTAATTTCTTCAGTAAGTACTTTTGGAGTTTCAATGATAGTAAGGGGTGGATTTGTATTTGTATATCCAAATCCAGGATTAATTATTGTAACTGCAGAAACTTGACCATTTGTAATGGTGGCAGTGGCAGTTGCAGTAGTACCAACTCCAACTCCAATAGATTTGGGTGCAGAAAACTTAATGTCCATAATGGAACTTGTGTAACCAGCACCAACATTTGTAACAGTAATCGCACTAACAGTTCCTGCAGCAGAAACAGTAGTTGTAAACTCTGCAGATGTGAATTCCTTATTATCAGTAAAGAATGCATCAAAATCAAATGATGATGTCTTATTGACATCCAAAATTGTATTATCATACACAAAGAACTGTGCATTATCGACGAATATTTGATTATCTGATGGTGATATATCTCCAATTATTTTTGCAGTTGGGAAAATTTTGGGTTCATAAACATCTCTTGCTTTAGTGACAATATTTCCCCTAACAAACATATCATTTTTCTGTTTAATCCAGTCAATGGGTCTGAAATTATTCTCATCGATGCCATTACCAGTGTAAATTTCAGTTTCAATAGTATCAGCACCAGGTATTTCAGTAATTGTTCTACTATTTTCCTGTGGAAGTGTAGAATAATTTGGATGTTTCCCTACAAATAAATCATCACCAATTTTAATGGTTGATACAACTTCAACAGAAACAGAATCAACATTTTCTTCACCAACATAGAAGAAAATATCAACTTTATCTTGTGGTTGTGGTGCTTCAGTAAAGATGAATGAAGTTCCTCCAGTGAATTGATATGAATATCCTGGAGTTTGTAATACACCATTAACAAAGATGAGGAGTACAGAATCTAAATCAATATTTTGAGAAAGTGGATTTGCAGGATCTAATTCAAAACTTAAAAGTTCTCCTCTGTAGAATAATGGGAATCTAGTTCTAGTTCCATTTTGATATCCACTAATACTATCAATGAAATCCATTTCACCGAATGACCAGGAAGAGAATGTATCAGTAAATGTTTCCAGAACTTCAAGTTGGAAGGTTGAAATTGGTTGAGCAAGATCTTTTGCAGTTACAAGACCAACAACTTCCATAACATCGCCAGGTTTAAACCCATAACCAGATCTAGCAATATTAAAGCTTGAAACATTGAAGAGTGCTCCAGGTGCAGATGTTCTGGTTGGAACAGTTCCAATATTAGGATCAACTGCCATTGTAACAATACCAACTAAGGTATGGATTGCAGAAGCAACGTTTGCACATTTTGGAGTATTAGTATCAACAGTGATAGTAGTATCTTTGAATTGTGTAAGTGTTGTATAACCACCAGTTGTGATGGTTTCATTTCTCATGGCTTTAACTGCCATTTCTTTTGCCTGATCAAATGCGTAAATTGTTTGATCTTCCTCACCCTGAACGTGTGCTCCAGTAATATAGAGATTAGCAGCATCTACTGTAAGATCATTTCCACCAAACTTAAGGTTGTATGCCATTGCCTCAAGGACATCAACAATATCATCCTTACAATCTCTACCGGTGGTTCCAGATGGAGCAGTATATGATGGGAACTGTGCTAACATCCTTCCATAAGCAATATCGGCAATGAAGTCAACATTTGCTTCAATTAAACTTGCTGCGTCAAAGAATCTATCACCAGTTCTATTTTCAGTTGTTTGTGCAATTTTAAGATCTACTAAAAGATTTTTTCCAGTTGCAGAAGTTGTACCAATACCAAGTCTTGATACACCAACGACTTCCATATTTTCATAATTTGGTTCGGGAATATCAAGGAATGGTTCGCTATATCCCGTACCAGCATTAGTAATATTAAATGCAAGTGTTCCACCAGCACCAACAGTTGCTTCAACAGTTGCTCCACTTCCAGAACCACTGAGATCTGTTACAGCAATTGAAACAGGACTTCTATATCCAGAACCAAAGGAGAGATCATAATATCTTGAAATTGTTCCAGACGGTTGTGTGTATATGTGTGTGATTGTTGAAGGACCAACATTAACAGTCAATTCTTCATCAGAAATAATATTATAAACATCTAATGCATAATCATAATCTGGGAATAGTTGAGTAGAGGGTCCACCACCAGAATCGCAAGTAAATTCAAGACCATCAAGTTTGACTCTATGATCATAATTTAAATTGTGATCACTTGAAGTTTTAATTCTAAGAAGACCACTTATCTTGTCATAAGATGCTGATATGATTCCAACAGGATTTCTGTGTGTATTAACACCAACAACATCTGTAATTTCACCACTGCCATTTTTATCCAATAACATAGAAGCACCATATAATGGCGCATATCCAAGACCAGGAGTGGAACCATATGATACTACCAGACCTCCTCTAGGAACTTGATTTTGGTTAATATCAAAATCTGATTGAATTTTGGTTCCATCAACTGAGGTAATGCCAGTGTAAACAACACTAGTAATACCTGCATTAACATCTCTAACAATATCATAATTATTGCCAGTGTTGTTTTCTGTTGATGGTGTTTGGAATACTCCATTAATAAACAGAATTCCATTTCCAGGAGAAACTCCTGTAGTATCTGCGCCGCCAACTTTTAAAGTGTATGTTCTACCGATACCAGTAAATTCAGTTGAATTATCATCAAATATCATATTTTCATCATAATTTTGTCTCAAGAATGTTCTACCAGAAAATTCTGCTTTTACATATGGAAGATTTTGTTCATTTCTTCTTGCGCGAGTATTTCCTTTTGGAGGATCTGTAAAGAAAATTTCATTTTTAACAATATTGAATGAACCTCTATAAAGTTGAACAGTTGATCCATCAATATGAGTTGTAGAAGCACTACCAACAAAACCTCTTACAACAGAAACTGTATTAAAAGTTTTACCAATACCAGATTCAATTACACCGGTAATAGGACCAAGAATTTCCCCATTGACGTTACTTGAGAAACCAACACTTTCAATCTTCATATATTCATCATCAATACGAAGAATATCTCTTGGTTGAAGTGATGAAATTCCACTTACGTTGAATGTATTAATTCCTGCAGAAATACCTCCAGAGAAATAATGACCATTATTTTCAAGATTGTAACTAATTGGTGAAAATGTAATGGGTTGTTGTACAATTCCATCAATGCCAATAACTGTCTTAGAAAGTTTTTTAGTAAATTCTAATTCATGTGCATTGCCCAATCCTGCACTAGTAAACGTTATAGCAATTCCAGAATTTGCATGATCCTCTCTAGATGCAAGTTGGAATGTATCTGGAGTAATTGCAATAGCATAAACTTTTTCTGGAAGTACTGTAGTAACAATACCTGCATGGTTTGTTGTTGCACCAATACCCATTCCAGTCTGACCAATACCAGCAAAAGTTGATCTTGGAATATAAGTCAGTTCTTCACCAGTGTTAAAGAAGTGATTTGGATATGTAAATACTCCAGTTGCGTAATCAATTTTTGTAGTATCTGCTGGATCAAATGACTTATTATAAATTGGATCACCTTGATAAGTGAGTGGGAAATTAACCCTGTTTGCTCTCAATCCATTGATACCATCAAAAGCACTAAGATAGAGATACTGATTTGTTGGACCATACTGCAATGGTAATGCCTGATTATCAAAGTCCATTTCTCTATAGAAGACTTCATTAAATGCCTGAGCTGTTAGATCTTCACCATCATAATACTGTATATCTGGATAGAAGTTCAGGAAGAAATGATTACCACTTATCTCTGAACCAAATGTACCAAGACCGACAGTCTCATTTACTTGAGAGAATGGTCCAGGAGTTATAGTAACTTCATTATCTACAAAGTTTGCTAAAGTATAAACTTGGTGTACTGATGATGTTTCTCCTATAGAAACACGAACAACAGATGTTGCGGAAGAATTTAAATCAAAGTCAAAAGTTCCAACTCTAATAACATCTGTACCATAACCAACAGTACTTTCAAAAATACCACTTCTTTCAGTTCCTGCTGGTTGATTATTGAGTAGGAATCTATAAGTTCCAATACCTGAGGTAGTAGCAGCAAATCCAACAATATTGGCACGAACAGTCAATGAATCTTTTGCTATTCCATCATTGATTGCTCTGAAGGACACAATCCCAGTAGGAGAATCATATGTAGCAGTTAAAATTCCAGTTTGAGATGCACTATAGGAAAGTGTATTTGTATCAAAATAATATTCACTAATATGAGTATTAGTTCCATCAAAATCTAATATTGCTTCAACAACATTTGTATTACCAAACAAATCTGAAATTTCAATGTTTGCAAAAGCACCATTGAAATCAGATACATTAAATTCTTTAAATGTCTTAATGCTTGAAGCAGTTCCTACACTAGTAATTCCTGCAATAAAAGATCCTGTAAGATCAACAGATCCAAAACTTTCGGTTCCAATACCAGACTGACCAAGTGCAAGACCTTGATATAAGTATGTCTTTTTAAGAATTTTAATATCATGATCTCTATCAAATGGGTCTGTTGGTGCAAACTTTAAAGTTCTCCTTCCATCAGAATCAATATCCGCTTCAAAGTTTCCGAGTTTAACATTACTAAAAGCAGTATGCTTTTCAAATAAGAAAACATCAAGAGGTGTGGATTGATATAATAATTCACTAAGTTGAATATCACCAGTATCTGGATCTTGAATCTGAACCAAATATCTTACATGATTATCAAGAAAATCTATTACGTCTACTTCTACAAATCTATCCTTAAATCCCCTACTAGAGAATTTATTGGAAATATCATCATGAATTAAAACTCGATTTGTTTTACATTCAATATAATCATTCAGTTTTCTATTTTGAATTATTAAAGTATTTGATTGTTGTAAGTTTGAATTTAAAGGATTTACTCTTGGATTATCATCAACTGCATTATCAAAATAATTGATGATATCTACTCTTCTTTCACCAACAACATCCAAAATAACAATTGCAGATGTTGTACCACCTAAACTTACTGTGTTAGTACCAGTTGATTGAATACCAACATCGGCAAAGTTCTTAAGACCTGCTGGATGGATAAGACTATTTACTGGATTACTTTGTTCTTCCCAAGTAATTGGACTTTTAACAGAATATGAAAGATTTTGATAATAATCATTATTTGGAATTGCCTGATAATCTTCACTAAGTTTTCCAATATCATCATTCCAACCAACATTTAATTTTGAAGAATAATCAATTTTGAATCTTGCTCGTTTAGTGTCAACAGATATAACTTTTGCAATTACACCACTGATAAACCCTTTAATCAGATCATTCTTTTTGAGTTTGTATCTACCTGCAACTTTTACATAATCATCTCTCACAAGAGAAATAGAAAGATCTCTTTCTTCCCATATTGGTGTTTGTCCAAATGGAATCGGTTGACATACATAAAGTCTTTCATTTTTTGCAAAAACTCCACGTTCTTGGATTACATCAATTTCAGGATAATTATCCGAATTAATAATAGTTGCAAATCCATTTTGATATGTTTTAGCAATACCTGCATTAGTAGTTAAACCAACACCATTTTCATCTAATATCTTAAATGTAAGTTTTGCTGGACTTGTATTAGCATAATCGGTAACTTCAAAAAATCTATAATCATAATCGGAAGAATTATATCCATCTCCAACTCCAGATACTGCTTGTTCAACACCTTCAACGAAAATTTTATCTCCAACAGCAAATGGTGCTATATTAAACCCAAGAGTTGGTGTTTCTAATGTGCAAGTTGCAACTCCACTTGATCCGGATACCATTGACACAATACCAACACCATTAGAATTATCAACACAAATAATTCTATGTGGTTCTGATTCTAAACCAAATATAGGAGCAATTTGTTCAATTTCGGAAATTGCCCCAAAAGGTGCTTTTCCAACTAATGAAGTAGAGTCAATAATTGCTTTTCTAGTTTCATTCCAAAGTAAAACATTTGGATTATTGAGATATTTTGATCCAGCACTTTTAATATTTACTCCCTTAAAAACATCTAGATTATCAATAGAAACAACTGGTGGAACACTAGCTTCTGGTCTAAGAGTTTTATCTGAAGGATAATCATATCCAACATCTTTCAATCTAAGAGTTTTTACTCTTCCGATAGAAGTTGATACACCTTGAATATTTGCATTAACACCCTCAACAGAAGTTACGCTTTCAACTTTAGGAAGTGTATCAAAATTAAATCCTTCAGAAATAATTTTTATTTTTGCAATAGATCCATTCAATGCAGTTTCTGATTGAGTGTTATATGATAAAACATCACACTGTGATGAATTGTAACTCAATACACTTGGATATCTGTAAGGAGAAATTTTAAATGTAGTACTCGTTACACCTGCAATCCCATAAACTTTATAACTTCCATTATATTCACTGTCAACATAACTAATTTTGGAATAATTTACTACATTAGTATCAGCAGTACTAATGTAACCACCTTTTTCGAAAGTGTAA